TCATGTGGAATAAATTTATCAAATCCGTCATTAATTGCTCCATTCAAAGTTTTAAATGGAACGCTATTTACTGTCCAACCTGGACGATACATGCAAATAGAATGACTATCACCAATAACTATTTTACGAGTCGGGTTGGGATAGTCTATTCTTTCTGCTGTATTGAACATCCTCTCTAGATTTTTTAAATCTACTTGATGCCATTCGGGTTGAACCTCTTTTTTAGCCGATTCAAGTTTTGATTTAACCATTTCGTGATACGGCGGGAAGTCGATTCCAATTGAAATGACTCTACCTTTGAACTTAGAAAAGTTGACAGTGTTCTTAACATAAGGAAAACCGTATACGCCACCAAACATATTAATTCCACCACTCCAATCAGTGCCGTGATAGACCCAAAGAGTATCATAATTATTGTGGTCTTCAATTTCTCCACCGTAGTTAATATCGCAGTTTCCATATTTCTCCTTTATCATATCGCCATACATTACTCCTGCAGCTCCTCTATGCGAAGCAGCTCTTTTTGCTATAGGAATAAATGGACAATTAATTAAATTTTTCATTACATATATTATAACATACTTTTTAAGTTTTGTAAACTGTTATTCAAAGAACTCAGTTAAAGTATTTGTTTTCTGTACACGTGCTACACGTCTACGCGCGCATGCTCGCTCGTCTTCACGAATCTGTAGATATACACCGAACTGACAAGACAAAACTTCAGTCCCGTAGTATTTGAGAGAATCTTGTTCGTGTTGGAACAATTTAGTTCCATCTTTTTTATTTATGTTAAAAGCTTTAGGATGGAATACTACATTTTCTGTAAGTCCAATCTCATCGCTATTTTCTCTCATAAAATAAATTGCTTCATCATATAGTTTCTTTGGAGCATCAGGCCACATTAATTGTATTGTATATACAGCTCCTGGACCAGGCGATACAAATCTTTGGTCATGATGATACTTCATTTGTGGTAATACAGATGAAGAAGCAGCTCCATGAAATCCATAGTAATGTCCTATGCCAGGTTGTTCTCTTAAAAGAGTATATATTTCTGACATATGATTACATTGTTGCATTCTTTCTAAGAATCCAGTATCTCTAAAAGAAGCAACCCATTCACATACATCTACTGGATGAAACTTTCTATCTGGCTCATTATATTTTTGTCGACAAAAGTTTCTACCAGCTGTTTGTATTGATGTATGTAATTCTGTTGTTCCCCAAATTGGTTGTTTGTTTTGAGTAGCTTTATCTAAATTATTTCTAATAAATTGTATGTACTCTTTATCTTCATTTGCTATTCTATCAAAATCGACAAAAACATCGTCTTCTCCTGAAGCAAGAAAATGAACTCCTCTTCCTCCATAGAAATGAGATATAAAAGTATTGCCAACAATATTCATTATTGATGTATCTAAACTTGCTATCTCTTGACCAATGAATCTCATACGGTCATCAAGTGTAATTGTTGGATGGAAATATTCTACATCTTCTTGTAATCCATAATCAACTTTGCCGTCACGATTTACATTTTCATATACATCATCAACATAACCAAGTTGAATATTAGACCGTTCATTGACTTTATATAAAAACCAATTGAACTCTTTCATAAGTTCAGTATCGTATTTCCACCAATCGTAATTATATTTAATACTTGACGCGTTCTTCATTCTTCCTTTTAACATGTATAATAGAAACATCAGGGCATCTTTTTTCTATCTCTTTTATTTGGATAGGGTCATCTTCAAAATGCATTTGTATTTCTATACCCAATGATTTAAGCATATTAATCATTTGACCTTTAAATATACCTGATGTTTTTCTGCTATACAATGGATTTATTTTTGTTCCATGTGTAATTTTAGGATTAGCTATATCTCTTGCTAATGGATTCATATACACAGTATTATATATGCCTCGAGATTCTAACATTTTTATTGTTGCATCTCTATCATGAAAAGGCCGCCCTGTAATAATTACATCATTACTACAGGGTCTTACGCCTGTGGTGCCTTCACCAAAATAGATTACTCCATCGATATCAAAACTATTAACTTTCATAATCAGTTTTACTATCTTGGAATGTATGAGGCAAATCACTTGCTTTTGGTCTATTTTCTTTTAGCTGAGGTTCTGTCATACTTGTGACTGTTCTTCTCGCTAAAGCATCACATTCGAATTTGGCATCTTCAGTTTTTAATTGTACTGGAGGAGTCTTTTGAGTCCATGCTGATGGTCCTCTTAAATATCCTACAATACCCATTTCTGAAGCTACTTTACAAAATCTAATAGCTGAAACTACAACTCCACCAGAGTTTGGCGAATCTTGTACTGATAATCTTGCAGATAGTTCATATCTTGCTCCAGCAAATCCATAACCAATCATATCAAAGTTAGCAATCTTATTATCAGATGAAATATAATCTCCACCTGGTTTTTGCTGAACTGTAAGAGATGGACCAGCAAATAAAGTCATACCTGCTGTAGACTCATTTCTTACGATATTCTGTCCTTTAAGGACGTTTTCTTTTGATACATGTTTATTATGTAATCTATATTGTTTTGCCATATTAAGGAAGTCAGTATTAGCTGTTCTTCCAGTTCTTATGTGTTCTTGGCCCTGTGTAGAACCTGCTGCCATATTCATCTGAATATGCTGTGTAATCATTAGACCGGAGTCTAACATGGCACCTTGTAGAACTTCTGACATTCTTGAAGCTCCCCAGGCTGACCTCATGTCTGAACCAACAATTGTTAATCCAGCATCGATAAATCTTTGTTCAGTTGTCATAGCATCTTCAGTTGAGATTAATGTTGGTATACAATTAACAAAATGTACACCTGCTTCTAATGCTACATCAATCCAGTATTTTGAAGCTTCTTCTGAGCCAACTGGTAAATAATTAATTAATACATCTACATCATGATACTGTAATAACTCAACTGTTCTTTCAAATGATTCAGCTGGTACAGCACCATTTACAAATGTTACTTCATCTGGATAATCATGCATGTGTGGAGCTATTCCATCCATTTCTGGCGCTGAATACACCATTGCATCTTTACTTACAGCAGAGCTGTTTGATGAAGTTGTTATTTTATCGACATGGTCCATAGCACAATTAGGTTGAGCTCTTAAAGCCTTTGCTAATTTTTTGTTTACTTTCCTTTTATCGATATCAAACCCAATTACAAATTGAATATCATGTATTGAATATCCTCCAATATCTTCATACATAAGACCAATCTTGTCTTCAGGATTTTCGTTGTAGTATTGTACTCCTTCCACTAAAGATTTAGCACAACTTCCGACACCTACAATGCCGACTTTTATTTTTGACATATTTTTCTCCATTTATATCAGTTTATTTAAGTGAGAAATTTGACTGGGAGACCCAGAGTAGCTCACTATATATTAGTTATAACACTTATCAGACCACTTCCGAGGATAATGACTGCTGCTGTGTTTAAAATTATTAATGCTCGGTCTTGCCATATAATGCCGACCACTAACCAACCAAACGTTCCTGTTAAAGACAACACTTGGTCATATAAGGCAAAATCAGGATTAGACCTCATTGCCATAGCAGATAAAAGGATAAACGATGCTATCCATTTTATATACCAATCAAGTGTATACTTAGGAGTTGCACTCTTAAATATACGTTTTGAATTTTCTATTTCTTTTATTTCAAACTTCTTTGAACTCATAATCTATTCCTGCTTCTTTAAATATTTCGTTTGTTTTTCCTATTGCTTCTATCCATCTATCTGGAGTTCCTTCAGAAAATGCAACTACTCTTGATACTCCAGCTTGTATAATACCTAATGCGCAATCACCGCAAACTGGTAAACCATAAATATAAAGAGTAGAATCTTTTAATGATATACCATTTTCTGCAGCATTATATATACAGTTCATTTCAGCATGTACTACATATTGATATTTAATTTCTCTATTGTTGTATCTTTCTTCAGTATCTTCTATACCTTTAGGAAATCCATTATATCCTGTAGATAATATTTTTCTATTTCTTACTGCAATCGCTCCAATTTTTCTACTTGGGTCTTTACTCCAAGTTGATACAGATTTAGCTATATCAAGAAATCTTTTATCCCATTTATTTAACAAGGTCAAAGTGCCTCTCATACACATGTAAGTTTTGTACTTGCCAATAGATTTTACCACCACTTTTAAGTGGATGACCACCAAAGTATAAGTCTTTTTCTAGTTTATCTAGCACATATTTTTGCCAAGCATAATCATTTCGATAACCATATACAACATCATTACTTCTCATTTGAACTACAGAATGCAATTGTTCATCTCTTATATAATATGTAACTGCATTAGTGCAAATAAAATCATTCTTACCATCTTCTTTAAATTCACGCCAGATACTTGGTCTTTGATATATCATTGAAGCTCTACGTGAATCAGGATTGACTTCACCTAATTCTTTAAGAACTTGTTCGTATTGTTTATGAAACTTTTTACTAAAGATAAGATGACCATAATTAGAATTGATTTCGCCATAGTCATTTGCAGAGTATTGCCAGGCTACTGGTGACTTACCATATATTTCAGCAAGTTTATTAATATTAGTTGACCTAGAATTATACCATTCTATTTCAGCATCAATATACTCTTGATTTGGTGTGCCAAAAATCGCAGGACTATCTGCTAGAAAAGATGCACCAAGTATTTCAATTGTATTACAACCAGTTTTATCTGTAGTAAACTCTTTATTTTTGAGTTTATCAACAAAGGTTTTTGCAATATCTTTAGTCTTCAACATTACTTACCTTTTTGTTGAACATATCTCTTGTTGGGTCTTGGCCTTCCATTTTACCTCGAGCATAAGCAACTGCAAAAGAACAATAGTTAATCATGTCTTTATAAGTATCTTCAATGCTTTCGAAGTTTGGGTCTTCATTAGATTCGAGCAATGAAGTTGCTCTCATCATTTTACCAAGAATAATATCGTGAATAGTATCAATGCCACGTCTATAATGCATGGCTTGTACTACAGTTGATTCAGAACTTTGATAATCTTGAGATTTTTTAGTTTGTAATTCTGCACATTCTTGCAGGACTCTTAGGCTTTCTTTCATAATCACTCCATAATTTTATTAATAAGTATATTATATCATACTTTTGGTTAAATGTAAACTGTTTTTTAATATATTTTACTACTTGTAAATTTTCGTAGGTCATCACCTTTACCTTTAAAGGTTGTTATCATTTTCATTTTACTTATTGGCCAACCACACATTACTCTTCCATCGCGTGTAGTTATTTCTTTTGTATCATTTCTATCAATACACTCCCATAAAATTGCATCAGGGGAGTTATCATATTCAACAAAGAAAAGACGGTCTACTGATTTACATTTTGGTACTTGATTTTTCCAAGCTGTATTGACAGTAAAATATCCAAAAGGATGTCTATTTTGGCATTTAACTTCTACTGTTTCATCGAGTATCATACCATCTTTTTTACTATCATATTTGTCAGTACTTTGTTCACCATTATAATAATCAAAAACTAATTGTTCGGCTAAAAAGCCCATCTTTTCTTTATTTGTTTTATATGTGTTCATTATCTACTGAGAGATTTGTTGTATATAATACCTTCTGATATTAATACTTCTCTATTCCACATATGTCCTTTTTCTGTATCTTCTTTTGACTGACCAAAATAAGGAACTGCATGACAATCTTTTATCATTTGTTGATTAACACTAAATGATGAATCACCTACAAATAATTCACCAAGTATTCTACCAAACTTACCTTTGTCATGAGATTGTAATTGAACCTTTTGTCCTTTTAATATTTTCTTTAAATGCGCTTTAGAAGCTAAGCCATAAAACTTCTCTTCTAAATCTCTTGTTCTAGATTCTGGAGTATCAATACCCATCATTCGAACTCTTTGTTTTTTGTAGACCATTCCAAATCCTAAATCGATATCTACATCAACTGTATCTCCATCTACGACTCTTGTTACTGTTACGTTATATCTATATGACATATTATTCTCCTATAATTGCTCTAACATGTTTTGATTTTACTATTACAGCGGCATTGCCATCTACATTAACTGGCATAGCTTTTGACCAATTTATAAAGACTCTTTGTCCTTTTTTAAGTCTACCATTTGCTCCAGAACCTATTGATAAAACTAATCCTGGTTTATTTGCATTGTCTATTGATTCTGTAAGAATAATACCACCACTTGATTTCTCTTCAGTTGGTACTTCTGTAACCAATACATTATCTGCTAACATTATCATTATATACTCCTATTTATAAAATATGTGATTATTTATAACCACTGTTTGATTAAGTGAATCAGCCCAATAAGGATGAACTGAATCGGCGTGGTAATGTGTAGAACCTTCGGTTATATCTCCATAAGCTCCTTGCATTACATCTCTTGCAACATGTAAAGATAACATCCATGTTGGACTATCAACTGGATTATCTGATTTTCCATCACAAAACCAACTAAATTGACATTGATTTCTGATAGGAACCATTTTACCTAACCAGTTTTCTTTCCATTTTGCTTGATAAACTACATCACATGCTGTTGTTGGATAGTTTGGATGTTTAGTTCTATTTACAACAACTTGAGCAACTGCAATCTTTCCAGCGAGTGGTTGATTACCAGCTTCAAAGTAAATGTTTTGTGCCATACAATAAATGTCATTATTTGCATCACTTGCTTTTAGTTGACCTGGCAATAATAATATAAACATTAATAATGCACCAAATCCCATACCATATAAAAATGCTTTAAATGGATGTGTTTCTTTATTCATATATAATACCTTCTACCCAATTTTCTGCTGTATCTTCAGCATATCTTTCAGAATAGTTATGTACTTTCCTTGTTGCTTTAAAATCAGTACCTTCAAATAAGTCAACTTCAAAGCCAAGTTTTGTATTATATACTTTTGCCATTCTATTACCTTTTTGATATTGATGATATATTTCTCTTTCTTTCATTATTACTCCTATATATTATTTTTAAACACGAAATCGATAGCTCGTGCAGCTTCTTGCTCTAAATCTCTTTTAGCATACCAATGACCAGTATCTAAGTCTAAGTCTCTACAAATATATTCTATTTCTTTTGCTGTTATTGGATAACCTTTACTCATTGCATTGCCAGCAGTTGTTAACATGATTTGATACATTTTAGAATACCAACCAGTACCTGTGATACCTTTGTATTCATCAATTTGTTTTTTGTTTACGAAAGGACAATCGCGATAAGATGTCCATGTATAGTTTGTATTATTAAGTTGGCTCTTCTTTCTTTCCAATAAAGCTTTTTGTATTGCTGGTGGAAATCTATCGAACATTGTTTGATTGGGTTTAACGTATGGATGTTTAGCCATAAGTGACATAGGATTCATGACTTCACCATCATGAGAAAATATAAAGTTAAAACTATTTTTATATTGAGCAGGAACATAATACATTCTACTTAAGTCTTTTGTTTGAGCATCTGCGATATCACCAATCTCTTTATTAAGAGCAAACCAGAAATGTTTAATATCATCTTTACCTACGTGTTCAGTTAATGGAAATACTAATCTAAATTTTGGAGCTTCAACTGTAGATGAAGCAGTTGAATAACAAATGTATCTATATTGAGAATACTTTGCTTCAATATCTTTTAAGTCTCCTGTAAAGTCATCAATATCTAAAATACCAAAGCCACCCCATGCGACTACATTATCATTTGCACGAGTTGTATCAGGTAGATATATTGCTGGACTAATTAAAGGAGCGTCCTTTTTTGTAGGATACTTTGTTGATTTGGATAGCTTATATAGAATAGCCTCGAACTCGTCGAAACTATTATAGTCCATACGCTTTACTGTTTTGTTATCGTATATGCTATCAAATATCGTTAAACTTACCATGATTTTCTTCGTGTGAAGGAGCCTCCCAACCTTCTGGCTTAATTAAGTCTGGCAATCCAAGTGGATTTGGCCTTGATTCTTTTACACCAACTTCTTTTGATAGGTTGGCTTTAAGCACTTCATTCCATGCTTTATATGCATCAATACCAAATGCATCAAGAGTACCAATTGCAACAACGCATATATCAATAAGACCATCAACAATTTCTTCTGAGTCTTTATGGGTAAGAGCTGCTTCTGTTTCCATTAGTTCTTCTCTTATAAACTTAACTCTAAATTCAAGATACTTTCTTAGCTTTTCAGCGTTGTCTTTATTATCATAAATCCATTTATGCACACCATATTTCTGTTGCATATCCGATATGTCTTTTACCCAGTCTTTGCTCACGATATAATTCCTGATTTTGCTGTTATGATTCCACTATCCATCTGTCTGATTTGATTGACTAAGTCTTCAATTGGTTCTACGATGAATACAACAAATCTTTTATCTATATCGATACCATCTTTAGCTTTTGTATAAGCCATAAATGGCATGAAACCGATTTTGCCTTCTCCAGCTGGAATAAGCGAATAACCATCTTTAATTGTAATTGAATCAGAATGCTCTTCAACTTTTCCTATTACTTCCTCTCCTGAGGATAATCTAACTAACTTCATATTTTTCTCCATAGTAGTATATTATAACATATTTTTACGTAAATGTAAACGATTTTATCCAAAAAAATCCTCCAGGCTTGCTACCTCTGCTGAAGACCAGCCAATAGCTTCCAAGACTGGCTCAATCGGGTCAAGGAATGTTTTTTGAAACTGTAGTTCATGGTCAATGTATTTTCTTAAGCCAAACTCATCTGGAAGATAAGATGGGAAAGCAATTACATTTTCATGTATTGAATTTGGTTGACGAAGATATAAGAACTTAATCTTTTCGCCATTGTTTATAAGTTCGTATTTTTTACTAAGCGCCATGTCTCCTATTAGCTTATTGTAAAGGATTGCGCCACGAACATGAATGGGAGTGCCTTTTTTATAGAGAGTATTTCTATCTTGAAACTTCTTAACTTGAGTTACGCCACGTGGAAATGCAATCTGGTCTGGGTCAAGAGTTTTGAAATAGTTTTTGAACTGTTCAATAGCTTCTTGTACTGACCTTTCATCTTTTTCCATAATGACTTTGAATATCTCTTTAAGAGCATCCCTGCATGGTTCTGGTGTAGATGACTTAATTGCTTCAATACCCATAATCTTTAGCTTAGGTTCAGCATATCTCACGCCTTCATTATCATGGACATTCATTATATATCTTTTCTTTGCTGTCCAAAGAGCACGGTCTGCGATAGCTTCACGTTTCATTACCATACGATTGTTAACACCACCAAGTATATCATATAGTTGACTATAAGAATTTTCTAGTTCTACTTCAAGTGCATCACTGCATACTTTGTCTAGAAAGTCAATTGTATTTTCAGGTTTAAACTTTTGTACAAAGTCATCTAAGCATACATACAACGAATCTGTGTCGATTGCAATAACAAAGTCTTTCCACTTTGATGTTTTAAGCACTTTATTGAGATAGGCGTTAAGTGAATACTCGGCCCATCGAATTGTAAGTTGTCCTGTAAGGGTGATTGCTTCTGCGATTCTCTGGTCAAAGAATCTGAAATAGCGATTACCAAGAGCACCATACAAACTATTAAGAAGAATCTTAATAGCCATTTGTCTATTCTCGGCAATTGCAATATCTCTTTCAATACGATACATTTCTTGTTTGTCATTTTTATCTACCTTCTGCAATTCTTTTTGTGCAGTAATCATTTCTTGTTTTATGCCAACACGTTCTTTATACATCTCATCGATAATGAATGGAATAATACCAGGCTTATCAGTTCGAAAATACTGCCCGTTCGCAGCAAGAGCTTTGCCACGATTATCAGGTCTTACGGATTTAGTTAGAACATTTTCAATATCGAACTGTGTAATCTCTCCATTAGCAATAGTTTCCGGCGACATATTATATTGCATAATAATCGACGGATAGAGAGAGTTTAAATCAAAAGATACAACATTATCATGTATGCCAACCTGCGGCTCTTTTACAAACCCACCAGGATAAGCTGACTTTGTTTTATCTTCGATAAATGGAACAACAATGTTGTTTGCAAACAGTTTACGATATATGATTGTATCCCATATCAATGTGGTACCAAACGTGTCATTATAGTTTACTCCACCTTTATATGCCATTGTCATACAAAGAGTAATCAAGCCAAGCTTATCTTCGATTCTATCAACTAACTCAACGTCTTTGATATTATAGTCAATAAACTTTTGATGATTGTTTTTGTAAAGAGTATGTAAGTTTGAATATTCTTCATATGAGAGTTTCTTTTCTCCAAGTACGACATGAGCAATATGGTCAAGCTTATATGATTCCTGTGGACCATACGAATAGCCAAACTTTTTAAATAAGTCAAGGTAATCGAGTTGAGATATACCTTTGAGTTCATAAGCTGTTTGTGTCCTTCCCATCTTGGTTATCTCTTGTCTATCAATCATTCCCCAAGGACTCAGTCTTTTAACATAAGCTTCGCCAAGCATACGATTGATTCTATTGACAAGATATGGAATATCAAAGAACCTTGTATTCCAACCAGTGACTACATCAGGACAGTACTGTTGAGATGACCAATGAGTAATAAAGTTAATAAGTAAATCGTCTTCACGTTCAAATCTACGATAGACAACCATATTGTCTTTCATGTAAGATTTGTCTGAGTCATATTCGCCTAAGCCCCACACATAGTAAGTATTGCCAATGTTATTCTTCATCGCAATAGAAATAATTTTGTGGTCAGCCTTTTGTGGCTCTGGGAATCCGTCATCAGAGGCAACCTCGATATCGATTGTTGTTACGTTGATTTTGTTTCTATCGAATTCGATATTACCAGGATAGTAATCATTAATGAATGCTGGAATGTATTTTGTATTGCCATAAATCTTTTTGCCAGATACATGTTTGTTTGCTGTCACGTATTCGTTGGCTGACCTCATGGAATCGAACCTTTTACCAGCATTTGCAATACCAACTGGAGTACCATCAAGAGCCTTCCATTCAGTTGGAGTATTAGTTGTTGTAAAAAGGATTGGTTCGTATTTGACTTTCTTTTCGATACGTCTCCCGTGGTCATATCCTCGTAAGAGAATCATATTACCATATCGAGACACGTTAGTATAGAATTTCATCATAAGTATATTATATCATATTTCATCGCAAATGTAAACGATTTTTTTCAAAAGGTTGGGGGAAATTTCTTTCCCCCGCATGATTGTGTCAATGAGACTTAAAAGCTTGATACTTGAGCAATCATTATGGCTGGTGCTAATCCTAAGATTAGTGTAGTCACAAGAATGCTAAATGTAGCAGTTTTTAAGGCCTCGGCAACGTCATCATTTTTATCCAATAATTGGATTAAATGCTTCATGTTGTTCTCCAGTAAAAAAGTTTATTACTTATCTACTGGGTTGTCGCTGCTTGCCAGTTTACCCCTTAAGGTATTCTTTCTTCTTTGATGCCCCAGCAGACCCTAATTGAATCTTCCTAGGACGCTTTTCTTCTGGAAGTTCTACTCTAGCATACACTACAAGTATTCCATCCTTCAAATCAGCACCGTCTATTACGACAAATTCAGAGAGTCGGAAGGACTTCTCAAATTTGCGGGACGATATACCTTTATAAGCATATTCACGCTCAGTTGGCTCCACCTCACCTTTGATTTTAAGAATGCCATCTTTAAGTTGGATATCAATATCCTCTTCCTTAAATCCAGCAACCGCTAACTCGATGAGAAACTTTTCATCATCGATTTTTACAACATTATGTGGTGGATAGTTATCATTTCCAGACCTGGCACTTTGATGAATCCTTTCTAAGTCTTCAAATAAAGTATCAAATCCAACGAATAGTGAACGTGGTACGTTCAAAGTATTTCTTACCATTTTAATTCCTCCTATTTATAGCAAGGTTATACAGAACCGGTCCAATACCGCATTCCATTTATATTTATACTAGTTTATCTACCAGTTAAATAATTTTTTTTAGTAGCTAATTTAACTACTTTGTTTAATCTGCCTGATTTCATCATTTTATGAAATTCTTTCCAGGCTTTTCTAATTCTTTTCTCCATTATTGCTATTCCCTATATTATATTTAGGGCATAGTTCCCATTGAGATTTTTCCTTAAACGGAATCACCTTAATTTGTCTCAATGGTGCTAAATCTCTAGCTGATTCTGGATTGACTATACTTACGAGTCCCCAATCAGCGAGTAATGTTGCAATTGTATTACGACGTTGTACATCGTTTTCTAACAAACTAGATGGCTTTCCATCTAGCAAAAATAGTTCTTTAAAATGAACTATAAAATATCTACCTTGCTTATGCAAGATATGACATGATTGGAACAGTTTTTGGTCTTTTCTAGACGCTACACCAATTCTAGTTAACGTTTCTCTTATTTTTAAGAAATCGTCTGGTTCATTGAGAGAAACCTCAAGCATGCTGCTCGGAGTCCAATCAGTAATTTGTATGTTATCGTTTTCCACCTTTATAAATCCTTTGTTTCAGTTGTTCAATTTGTTCATTACTCATTAATGATAATGCAGATTTAGCCTTTTCATTACTATACCCATAATATTCTTTGATGAGTTTGAGATTGTCTATATCACTGGCCTTAATCCATTTGGACCATCTCTTTTTCTTCCTTATTATATTTATAAAAAAATCGAACTGAACGCGATGGTCTAGGTGATGATATCGATTCATTTCGTTTGCATACAATATTGTATCCTTAAAGAAAGACAATCCACGATTGATAATAAATGGATTATATTCTTTCTCAGCAATATCGTCAACCATGATATCTTTCTTGGTTTCATTGATTGCTTTTAAATATTCAAAAGGATTCATGATTGCTGTGCAATATAAGCTTCTGCCATTTCTTTTGTATTAAAACTTCTTTCTGCAATAATAACTTTTTCAGAATTATACTTTACTGCTCTATATTTTTCAGTCTCAAAGCCTTCGTAATGAATTGTTACTATATCCCAATTGCTTACTTCTTCTTCAATTATTTTACCACCAAATGGTACTGGTCTAAATTCCTTCATTTAAATTTTACTCCTGCCATTACTTCAGTTAAGCATGCAACCATATTAAGTTCATGGTCGGCAACAAAACTATTTTTATATTGATAATCAGCCAAGATAAGTACCAATTGAGGTATTGAACCTGGCTCCACATAGTCATTCATACTATCGTATAACTTACGAAACATTGATGCTGGTTCTACGTCAATATTATCTGCAACCCATTGTCTCATTTTACGAAAGTCTTTTACTTTAAGATGGTTCATAAGACTATCGAGACTTACATCAGTTGAGTTAACTAATATACCACTATCAATTTTACCAAAGTTAGAGTATCTTTGTAATTCATTTAATGTTCTACGAAAGTCTGGAAAGAATTTAATGATAAGCTCAGCCAGAACTTCTGGGTCAGAGTTTATACTTTCTACAGCCAATATTTGTTGAACCATTTGCATAAATTGTCCAGCCATAGCATCTCTTTCTTTTCTTGGAATCGCAAATTCGATTACACTACATCTTGAATGTAATGGTTCTATTATACGATTCTTAAAATTACATGTAAGAATAAATCTACAATTAGCTGAAAACTCTTCAATAAATCCACGCAAAGCTGGTTGCGTTGATTGTGGATTGAGGTAATCCGCTTCATCAAGGATGACGACTTTGTAGCCGCCTGATAAGGAAACTGACGAAGCGAATTGTTTGATTTTATTTCTTAATGTATCAATACCCGACTCTTCACTACCATTGATAATGATATAATCTAAGTCAAGCTCATTACACAAAGCTCTTGCTACTGTGGTCTTACCAGTACCAGCAGTACCTGTGAACATCATATTTTGAAGTCCACCTTTGTCTAAAACTGTTTTAAAAATTTTTTTGAGGTCATTTGTAAGTATACAGTCCTCAACTTTCTTTGGTCTATATTTTTCAACCCATAAAAATTCTTGCATTAGAGTACCTCCCAACCTTCAACTGTATCTAATCTAAAAGACCTCCATGCGTTTTTATCTAATGACCAAACTGGAAATGCCTCCATTGAATTAGATGAATAATTGATAGTTGTTTCAACACCATTTGCTTTTAGAACTTTTGGGTTTAGAGTACAAGGCATGACTCTTAATTCGCCTGTATCTATCTTTCTAAAACTTACTGTGACTTGCCCTTTTTGTAAAGCCTCAAGCAATTTGGCTTTTTCATTGTTGTTCATAATATATCCTATAATAAAATTTGAGGGGACTTTCACCCCTCTTGTATTAACCTTCTGCTGAATCTTCTTCAACAGCTTCAACCTCAGGTACTTGACCTTCTGGTGTTTCACCGTTTTTAGAAGCTGCGTTTAGAAACTTAACTGTTCTGTTTCTTAAACCGCCAACTGCTTCAAGTTCAGGTCCTTCGAATCCACCTCTTTTGGAACAAATATCGATAATTTGTACCATAGTAGCGATGTCTTGTAAAGACAATTGAACTGGTTCTTCAGTTTCAGTTTCAGCGTTTTTCACTTCTTCTGACATAATTTTCTCCTATGCATAGTTACGAAAATAAAAAGACCCGCCCCATGCGGCATCTTCCTTTCCTACAATATATTTATACATCGTAGCTTGAGTTTTTCTCAAGAGCGATAAAATAATCCACCGGATAGTTACTATTAGTCCAGTTAGAAATTAGCTTTGAGCTTATGCTAACAAAGTAATCACCTGGCAATAACTTCAGGTTAGGAATACTCATCACGAAGTTAAACTCATTTTTACATGAGTTGTCTTTATCAAGGTCAATCTCAAATAGGTTTGAAGTTGAGTCTCTTGTATCTAATACAGAGGCTGTTATAACTCCATTGCTACCTGTGATTGCCAATTCAGTATGACCAAGAACTGCTGCAGCTTTACGAATCTGATTTAGTTTATCTTCTTCGATATTAACTCCTAGCTCTGGTTCTGGCATCTGAATATCTTTTTGAGGTGTTGTAAGGATATCACTTTCAGAAAAGAAATATCTTATCTTTTGTCCACCACCATGTACCAATACTGCTTTATTTTCAAACTCCAATGTTGGATTATCAATTAAGCTTAAAACTGATAAGAATTCGTTTAAGTCATATACTCCAAATTCTACTGGAAAGTCTTCGACTATTTCAGCTGATGCCAGAATAGTTTTAGACTCTGATATAGTCTTAAGCTTTTGTCCTGGTTTGAAAACAAGATTTGGATTTATTGTTGCGAAGTTTTTTAACACATTCACGGTGTCATTTGATAAATTCATATTTTCTCCATAATAATATATTATATCATACTTTAGTCATTTTGTAAACGATTATTTTCATTTCTATCATGACAATTCAGAGCAATTATAGCATAGTGCAAAATCTTCATAAGGTCAGCTCTGTTATGACCTTCTTTTTTACCATACCTTTGAGCGTACTTAAGTACGTTTCCAAGAGCAAATCCCATGCCATGTCCACAATCAATAATAAATTCAGTTGATTGAAACTGATTTTTTGAATAGTGGCCGCCATAAGTTTTGTCTATGTAATTCTGGAGCTCTTCAATAAGAGCTCCTTCGTTAAATTTGTAATCTGGTTGTTGTTTCTTTTTATTAAACATATAACTCCATAGTTTCATTAGATGACTTTATAAAATTTTTAAATTCATCCCATTCCATTTCACCTTTTGCTCTATTAGCAGCCCAAGAAATAAGCAAGCAATTATCAGGTGTATATCCTTTTTTAGAATTAAATCTATCTAAAGATGGAACCATTAGATTACCAGTATCAAGTATAAATTTATTACCAGTAACCGGACATTTTCCTCCTGATTGTATATGCATTCTAATAATATCTTCATTTTTTAAAGTATGCTTTATTTTTTTCTTTTTTGCACTTCTTTTAGAATCACTTATTCTTTTAGAAGCTATTTGTTCAATAGTTTTAAGCATCAGTTACCTCCTCTACTGAAGTATTAGCAGTAAGAGCTCCGTCATCTACTTTACTGTAAAGGTCAAGGAAAGCTTCTTTAGTGTCATTATCAAATCTAGAAATACAAAGGTCAATTGCTTTGTCTCTTTTATTAAAGATTGAGAATGTTTGTACGATATGACAAAGTCTTCTTGTTGAAATGACTTCGTCCACACCATCATCGTAAAAAGTTTTTCTGATAATGTCAGCCCAAACAACTAGCTTTTCTGCAAAGTCTGAATCTATTGCATCAAATTTAGCCATGTGTTTAAGAACAATCTTTTTCTCGATATTAAGAGATGGGAATTCTTGGTCGACTGAAATAGTAAACCTTTCAAGGAAAGCATCATCAATGATAGAAGCTGCAGTAAATCTGCCGTCTTCTGAACCTTTACCTTTAGTATTAGCTGTTGCTATTACATTGAAACCTTCAGCAGGTTGTACAACCTCTCCAGTCTTTTTAACAAGAACTGGTTTACCTTCAAGGATTCCTTGTAAGCACATAATTTTATTTGTTGCTCTATCAATTTCGTCAAGAAGTAAGATAGCGCCATTTTCCATAGCTTTAAGAACTGGACCTTTAGAGAAAACAGTTTCTCCATTGATAAGTCTAAAGCCACCTAGTAAATCATCCTCATCAGTTTCAGGATTGATTTGAACTCTTATAAACTCTTTGCCAACTTTAGCACATGCTTGTTCGACCATAAAAGTTTTACCGTTGCCAGACAAACCAGAAATATATGTTGGGTAAAACATATTTGATTTGACGATTTTAACGATATCAGAGAATGGTCCCCAAGGTACAAAAGTCTTATCAGCTGATGCGTAGGTTTTCTCTTCATTTACGATTGACTGCATTTGAGCTGCGGCTTGAGGCATTTGAACCACATTATTAGAAATTGATACTTCTCTTAATGGTTCTATTAGACCAGATAAGTCATAAGTACCAATCTTGACTCTATTATTTTTAGTCATAATTGGGTCCCAGTCTTTACCGGTATAACCAAAGCTTTCGCCGACATCGACGATAACATTTTTTCTGAACTGAGTTTGGTCTGGATATCTTTTAGCCAGTTCAGTTAGAATAATTTCAGTGGATTTTTTCAAGTTTTTCATAATATAATTTTTCTCCTTATCAATTTATATGTATATTATACCATAGTTCTACGTAAATGTAAACGACTTTTGTGAAAATAATTAAAAATAATTAACATAAAAGTGTTGTTCTTACTCAGCAACTACCTTTCCAAAGTTAGTTAAGAGAGTTTTGTTAAGCTTTTTAGACTTACTAAACTTCTTAAATTGCGAAGTTAGTTGACCTTTTGATGCATCAGTATCTGGGTCAAAATCAACTGCGTCAGTATTCAAAGCATTCTTCCAAGATTTAACGATGTATAACTCATCATATCCAAGCGCGTCTTTAAACGTAACACATTTGTTCTTTTGATATTCTCTATTGTACTTTTTAAAATCATCTCCAAAATAAGCTTCTTTATCACAATCTTGGATTTTGTATTTAAAGTTATGAGAGTTATCAGCTAGGAAAAAGCCTATGGTTGTAGCATCAAATTTTTTCTTAATGTTTTTAAGTAACGCTTTTGTTGCACCTCTTCTTGTATCAGCCATTTTTACATGTCTACCCATGATGTTGATTATAGCACCTGCATATGTTAATCCATGTCTTGCATGGTTTGCTCTATAGTCTCTTGCTACTGATAATCCATTAGCATCACCATCTGATATTACTACAAGATTCATATTGTCTATATTATTAGACCTTTTGAAGTTATCGATAAGTGTATGACAGTGAATAAGAGCCTCATTCAGTGGTGTTGAACCATACTGTTCATTAGGTGACATAACATATCTTTCTCTGTATGTACGCGTATCTTTTGCTAATTCCATTCTTACATATAAGTGTTGTAATGCTTCTTCGTAATCTGATTTTTTAAGTGTTGAGCTGATAAGTTGTGGCATTGATAATCCAGCGTGATTTACTTCTGAATCAATCATTTGTGCAACTGCATCTGATGCATCTTCATCATCGTCATACCAGAAACCTCTACCACCTAAAGCTCTGTTTTGATTAGTGAAAGCATATACATCAAATGGTATATTAACTGTTTTGCAAAATACAACTAAGTGAATAAGTTGGTCTAATACGTCTGACATTATATCGTTCATTGAACCAGAAAAGTCGATAACCATCATCATTCCATGATTTTTAGCATCAGCTAGTTTAGTCACTCTATTGAATATATCATCATTAGTTTTGTAAGACCATAATCTATTTACATCGATTGAACCTGTTTTAGCTGTGGTTGCTCTTGTGTATCTGTACCCTGCTTTTCTCATTTCAAATTCTTTAACAGCAAAGTTAACATTTCTTTTGACTTGTTTGATATGACCTTTAAAATCAGCATATATTTGCTCAATTGTTTTGTAGTTTGGATAATATTCATTATCAACATATCTTATATCATCCATTTCAAAATCAGAATTTGATAATACAGCTTTTCTTTCTTCAGCTAACTGCTTATAAGGTATAACAATATGTTTTGCTACTTCCTTGTTGAAAGAATTGCCAATTAAAGGTTGGTCACCATCTTCATCTTTATCAATTAATGTATGCTCTTTTCTTCTAAAAGCTTCATCAGTTAAAGATACATCTTCATCAGGTTGTGAATTGACTGCATCATTATCAGTTTCTTTTTCTTTGTCTTGAGTATCTTTAGCATCTTGAGTGCCTTTGTCTTTTGACTCCATTTGAGCTTGAGTTTCTTCTTCTTCATCTTTAGGTTGTTCTACATCATCATGACTCATTTGAGGTTGCGAATCTTGCTCATCTTCTGATTCAACATCTTGTGGCTCATTGCCTTCTGGCATTTGAGGTTGTAATAAATCTTTTTGGTTTTCTTTAGTATAATCTAGGATGTCTCTTACTAGGTTAGTGACGTCTTCAAAGGTCACTGTTTGCATAGCTCTATCCATATATACTTGTTCTTCATCAGTGAACGGCACATCTAATAGATTCCCTACTTTAGCATTCAAATTGATTTTATCAATCAACTTTACTTTATCCCAATCGAGGGACTCTGTATCTCCAAAAAAACCATCATCAAACAATTGCTTATATCCTCTTGACATAGGACCAACTAAACCGACATATGCTTCTTTGATATGTCTTTCAATTCTAGCATCTTCAATAACATTGATATATGAACGAGGGCATCCTTCTAGTTTTTCAGGACTATCATGCCAACCTTCGAAAGGTGTAAACAATGCATGTCCTACTTCATGACCAATTAATAAATCAGATACGTCTTTACCCATGTCCTTCCACATAGGGAGTCCTAACACTCGGTTTTTGATATCAAACCATGCAGTTTGATAATTACCATATTGCACGGTAATGTTTTCTCTAGCCATTAGTTTCGCGAGGGTGCTTTTGTGTTTAATCATGTTGTTTCCTTATCCTGAATATATGTATATTATACCATAGTTCAACGCAAATGTAAACGATTTTTGTGAAAAAAAGTGAAAAAAGTTCGCACTCTTATCACCTTTCTTCGTGTGAAGGGTAAAATTATTTGATTTTTGAGAAATTTCTTTCCTTAAAGAACTCAATTTTGCTTCTAAATTTGTTCTCTAATACATCGCCTTTATGAGATATAATAAAGACATTACTACCATCGTCAAGCGTATCGAGTATTTTAGTTAGGTTATCTACCCCATCGATATCTAAACTTGAATCGAATGTTTCATCTAATATCAATAGATTCGATGCTGCACTGTTTTTCATTTTAGCTATCTGTCTCCAGGTAAAGAGAAGAGCCAAGTCAATCCTTTGTTTTTCTCCTTCTGAAAACGATGCATAGTTAAATGAATCACGATGTCTTGACCTTATTGTTTCATTAAAGTTTTCATCTAAATGAAACGATACAAAGAAGTCAAGTACTTGCAAATATTGATTGATTAATCTATTCATCACTGGTAAATATTGCTTAATAACTTTAGTTTTAATACCAGTATCTTTAAGCATTTCACCTATGACTTCATTATAAGTTCTTTCTTCTACATATTCAAGCTTCTTTTCAGTTGACTTATCTTTACTTTTTCTTAAAGCATTTAACTCTTTCTTTGCTTTTGATACATCGCCCGTTTGACCTTGTAAGCCATTAATTTCTTTTTGAATCTTATCAACTTCTTTTTGTAGTAAAGCAATAGCATCATTATTTGAATTAATCTTTTGTTGTTTTTGCCTTAACTTATTTAAGCTATTAGATACTTCCTGTTGTTCAGTTCTTAATTCAGAAATATTCTTAGATAAGTCTTCTTTTGCAGTTTGTATTTCTTTTGCTTTATTCTTTATATAGGATATTTTTTCTTCTTTCTTTTCTTCACCAATCTCTTGGTCGCATGTTGGACATTGGTCATGGTCTTCATAGAATCTACTTTCTTCAACTAAACTTTTTATCTTATCATTAAATTGCATATCATAAGAATCTAGTTGAGACATTTTCTTTACAATATCACCACTATGTTTCTCTTCAGTTGATATAGATGCTGAGAGATTCTTTCCAAGCGTTTTACTTTCATCAAAGAGTTTATTAATTTCTTCTTTATGTACATCAATTG